TTAATAGCAACAGCGTTTGTTGTTAACTCTTCGATTAACTGTTTCCATCCATTTGTACGGAAAAGGTCGAAATAAGTGTTGTAATACGTTTCTAATTCTTTGTCTATAGAGGCCATAAGGTTGTCTCATTAGTTACTATATACTATATATTATACCACATTTTAGACTAAATGTCAAGTCCTTTTGGTATTATTACCAGTCTTTCTTCGTTTGCGGAGAATAGATTCGTTAATCTCCGCATCTTTGCTGCAACGGCTTAGGACTTCCTTTTGCTTTTTGCTTTGCCATAACTTACCTTCTGTCCTGTTTTCTTTGCTTTTGCTTTAGCCATAGCCATACCCTTAGAGGTGTACGGATATTCTTTCTTTCCTACTTTTGGCATCACAGTTCTCCTAGTTCTTCCATTGTTAACACCCATTGCTTGGGTATGACTAGCTCTGCGTCTCCTTCGGTAATATTACCATCTTCAACTAACATATGTGGACATATGACTATCTTGTCTTCATCGTTAACCAAGACAGCACCGCAGGACACGGCAGTGGCTACTTTAGCTTGCGTAAGCTCGTCTAACTCTCGCCAGCCCACGTTTGCTCCTCCTTGAGCATCTTTCCACACAACTTTGTATATCTTTACCATTTGACTTTATCAGCCCAGTAAGCAGCAGATAGTTTTCCTTTAGCAATGTTTGATGCGTGTCTAGCTTTAAACGACTTTCGTCTAGCTTTTTCTGAAGCTGACTTTGGATTCTTTCCAGCACCTGATACTCCTTGTTGTCCAAACCTAATTGTTTTAACTTTGTCGCCTTCTTTGGCAACAACCACATGAGACTTCTTAGGGTGGCTAGGCGTCCTCTTTGGCTTGTTGAACCCGCTTACCCCTGCTCTTGCTAGCCGTGGATCCTTTTTCTTGCTCATTGATTAAAGCCTCCACCTTGGTTTCCAGTTCCTCCAGCCTGTCGAAGTGCGTCTTGAACGCTTGGTTGATTTGTTCGATCAGGTTGTCTAGCTCGCGTTGTGTCATTAGCATTGGTTTTAGCCTCTATCTCTTTTTCCTTTAGGAGAGTGTTAGCTACCTTCAATCGACGTTCGAACTCTTTATCGTCCTGATCGCCAGCCTGTAGGTTGCGGGTTATTGCTTCGATCTTGTCGATCTCTAGCTCTTGCGGAGCAATCTGTGCATCCATTACGTACTTCTGCGCTCTTGCCTGAGACTCAGCAGCCTGTGCGTTCAACGCATTAGTCTGGCTCTGCTGGAACTCAAGCTGTGCCTGTTGTGCCATCTGCGCCATCTGTTGAGCTTGTGGATCTGGCTGAGACGCTTGTTTCATTGTGGCAATAAGTTCTTCGCGGTTAGACAAGTTCATGTTGTCGATGATGCTCTGGATCAACACAGGGTACAGAGGACTGTCTTGCTTCATTGTTTGTAGCAACTGTACTAGCTGAGTCACTTCGTACTCCCTAGCAATAATGCCCAAGGTTGACGAGGCGTTAAACTTGTAGTCAGCTACTGGGTAGTTTTCTGGATCGAACTGCATATACCTGTGTGCAGCCTTAGTAACAAAAGGTAGCAAGAAGGACTGCTGGAAGTTAATTAGAGTACGCTTGTGACGCTTAATGATTGCGCCTAGAGACATACTTATTCCTGCGGCAGTTGCTTCTCCGTTAACCTGTCCAGCAATACCGGCAGAGTCAACAGCGCCTGTTGCTTGCTGTACCATCTGCTGCAAACTCGCAGCTTGTGCAAAAGTAATTTGGCCCACTTGTCCAAAGTTAAAAGGTTGTAGTACTTCACGGGGATCACCATTTGTCAGTATCATTTTACCCGGACGCACTTCGGGTTTACTGCCTCTCGGCAGGCGGGTTGCGTCGATAGCCAACATGGGGTGGATGGTTAACGACAGTGCGTCAATACGAGCGCGTAGCTCGGTATCTAGTGCTTTCTGAGAGTTGTAGCCTTTTTCACAAACACCTCGTCCCCAGAAACGTCCCGGAACTACGTCCCAAGGGAACGCAACAACAGGACGGTCTTGCATCATGTACGGGTTTGGCTCTGCCTTTAACAAAACACCGCTGTTAGCAATAACAACAATAGCCTCAACGTACATTGAGTCTGACTCTATTTCTTCTTCGGTAGCGTCTTCTAGCAACTGCTTAGGTACAAGACCGTAGTACTTCGTCAGACGTACCTTATCGTCGTTGTAGACAGTAAGGTCTTGGTCTGGCTCTAGGTCGGTGTCAGGTGCTGCGTTAGCTACGTATACGTCGCGGTATACGCCTTGCTCCTGAAGAATCTCTACGTGGTGGCGGCTAACGAACTCATCAACGGCAACGCCCATAGCGTCGTCTACAGACGTTGCTACAGGGTCGATCAAGAAGTTCTGAGGCAACACAGGCTTGAGCTTGACAACAACACGGTCAGTGATGTTAACGCCTACTGCTTGCAGCTGTCCGTCCATAATGGGTTGAGTAGCAGGAGCCATCTCTTTTATTTCTTCAATGACGATTTCACCAACACCAGTGCCGAACACAGCGGCGTTAATCAAACACTCGGCTACAGCCTTGCGTACCTTGCATTGCTCAAAGTCTTCGGTTAGCTTCTTACGTAGGTACTGAATGTCCTGCTTCTCAGGATCATTCATGTCGTCTGTAATGTCAAACCATTTGCCACGACCAAACGTAGCTTCTTCTAGTTCTGCTACGTTAGATTCGACAGCTTGCTGAAGTGCAGGAGAAATAATCCGACTACGCTCAGAGGAACGCTCACGGTCAGCAGGATCCCAGATGCCCCGCCACAGTCTGTAGTATTCGTCAAAATCTGCTTCATAGTTTGATTCAAAATTATCTCGCCAATCTTCGCATTTGTTTATAACCCAACCTTCAATGGTCTCTCCCATCATCAGTGGGTCTGGACTATATAATTCACTCACCTTAGTACCCCGCTACAATATCTAAAATTTCAGGCTCTTCGAACTCTAGTTCAGCAATCCCATACGGGACGTTAGCAAGCTGATCTATGTACGCTAACGCATCAACTAGGTCGTCGTGCGTCAACGGATCAGGGAATTGAAACAACTGATCTAGGAACCTTGCGTTCCAGTCACCTTTGTTCATGCTCACAATTCCGTTCTCAAAGCGCCCTTGCAGCGCCCACATTACCCTGTCGGTTTTCTTTTTGTTACCGTGTGTCAGTTCTTCGACTCTAAAAAACTGAGCGTATTTCTTTTGCAAGTCCATGAGGGGAGACATAACTGCCTGTTTTGCAATTCCCCTTTCAATGCCAACAGACACAGGGCGATAGTCACGAACAGCTTGGAAGATTTTGACGGCTGTTTCATCTAGTGACCACCTTCCGTGTATGATGTTTTCGATGTACCAATCTCCGTTGTCTCCTACCTTGACGATAGCCATTGCTGTCTCGTCTAGCTTCGTGTTCTTTGTTCGTTTCTTTCCTACTTCCTCAAAGCCAGCTAAGTCTATCGCGATGTAGTAATCACCAAACTCCGGCTCCTCACCGTACTTAATCCAGTTTTCCTTGAACATCTCGGAACCTGTGGCTTCGAACGACGCCATGAACTCTTGGCGGAAAGCGTACGACGACATCGACTTTTTAGCAACATCAATCTCGTTTGGATCAAGTAGAGGGTTATCGTAAGACGTAAAATGCCAGCCCTTATATGTTTCATCATCAGACATCTCCGCGTACTTGTACAACTCATAGAAGTGATTACGACCCATAGGCGTACCTATGAACAGTGCGTGACCCTTCTGGTCTGCTAGGGCTGGACGCAGAATCTGTTCCCACACATCGGGCTTCATGTCTGCGTACTCATCCATAACAAGAAACTTCAAGGACACACCACGCATAGTCTCTGGCCTATCGGCACCTTTTAGACTAATTGTGGCCCCGTTGACCAGCTTGATTTGCAGGTTGTTGATGTGCGAACCTGAAATTACAGGGTGTCCTAGCTCTAGCAGAGTCTGCCACATAATATCACGGGCTTGTCCCTGCGTAGGCGCAACGTAAAAAACATGACCTCGTTCGGCTTGCAACGCATTAATAATGAGCAGCCACGCAGCGAGTCGTGACTTTCCTGTTCGTCTTCCGGCAGCTACTACTTTAAAACGAGTCGGATCATTGTACACTTCCTGCTGCCAAGGAAGTAGTTCAACGTTAAGATCCATTAAAGTTAACGAGTGCTGGTGCTTGTTCTACTAGATCAAAGGTTACAACTACCTCAATATTGCCTGTAGAAGTCGCCTGACAC